AGGCAGGATAGCTCGTTGTTAACCCCCCGCATTGCTGCGGAATTTGCATTACTGCAAATTATAACAACGGCATGGGTCTCTCTTCGAGAGGGAATTCAGATTCCCTGAGCGCTTCCCAAGCGCCAGAGATCCTAAGATACTGTCACGATGGCGGTATCTGCCCGCTCTGATCTGAAACACGGAAAGTTGAAATCCTGGACCGCTTTTAAGTATCTGTTAGACATAACAATCTAACAGAGTTAAGCGGGAGGAAATCACTCTTCTCCATGATCCACTGGTTGGGGGCTGACACCCCCCCTCCTGTAGCCGGATATACTTCAGTGTTTCAGAGCGCCCGTAAAGGCGGTTAAACATCCGAAGACGTCACTATATTTAATATAAAGCTTCTTCACAGAGTGATTCTGTGAGTCAGTTCAATATATTTCCTAAACGTTCCCGCGAAAGTGAGAGAAGAATCGATTATCACAATTGTGGATCAATTCAAATCGCTCTTACCGCGAGGATACGTCCAAGCCGCCAAAGTTTTCAAACTTCAGAGACTTGCAGTGACGCGTTTTATCTCCGGGCAGCCCATCGACCTTGAGGGCATCAAACAAGATAAGATTCTATTACCAAAGGTTTTACCCCGAGGTCTTAGAGATCTAATCGAGTTAGGTGACCCTTGAGCCATTAGGTGATCGTTGACATTGTTATCGATCAGCCGAGCGCTGCTAGGAGGAACGCCAGTGGACCTAACGACTATCACTAACGAAGACACTCATGATCCGTCAGCAATTTCGGATTATGAGATTCTTCGTTTTTGGCAGTCGTTAGGTAGACCAAAGCTTCAACATCAATGAAAGGAATTCCATTGAACCGTTAAGGCGGGTCCTAACGGACCCGGTCTGCAAGGAGCCCTAGCCGATTTATATAAGATTAAGGAAAGTCCATGGTTAGTGGATTCTTTCAAGATCTTTTATCCGGAAGAAGCTCCTCTGTGGAGACTGTTAAACTCCACATCTCATCCTCATCTTAATCTCTTACTTCAATATTTCTCAGTCGTTCCAAAACGGCTGCGGAAGTTGAGTGTAAAAGATGACAGAGAGGCTAAGAGCAGAATCTTTGCTATCCTTGATTACTGGTCTCAATCTGCCTTAAAGACCTTACATAAGGAGACTTTCCGTCTTCTTAAGAAGCTCCCAGGAGATTGTACCTTTGATCAAGGACGTCTTTTAGATGCTTTTAGCAAAGATCAAAACGGTCACTCATACCACAGTATAGATTTGAGTGCAGCAACCGATAGGTTCCCAATTTTAATACAATTGCGATTACTAAGGTTACTGACTTCTCAACCTGTTTCTGAGGCATGAAGGAATATTATGGTCGGAGGAGAATTCACCCT